TTCTCGAAGACACCCAAAGGTGAAGACGTGGTGGCTCCCGTGAGGGAACGCACCACCGACTCCTACCGAAGGGGCTTCTCACACCGAAGGATCAGTGTGACTCCTGTCCAGGTATATTCGGACAAATGAGGTTACAATACCGTCAAAATGACGATACTGAGTCAGTTCCTCAGCCGGTTTCAACACCGAGCCAAGGACCATAACTCCTCCACTGTGCCACGGCGACTTTTACAGTTCGCCATTTGTCTTCTCGGCAGGGTATTGAAACACCAATACCGAGAGGCAAAGCCAGTTCCCTATCCTTGCGATGGTGATGAAAAACACCAACAAGGTAATCCTCCAACGAAGGAGGACTCCTGTCGACAGAATCTAACTGTCTAACAAGATAAGGAACGTCACCAAACTGCCTAACATCGGATACACGGATGTAAGCAGTGCCCTGATAGCCTTCATAACCTCTCGTTTTCTGAGAGGAGGCTAACCTCTGAGGAATAACTTCAGAGAAATCTCCTATGAGTGCGGCATCGCCGAACCCATCAGAGATAGACGGGCGACGTAAAACAGAGGGCAAAAAGGAAACTGCCATGGAGTACGCCTTAAAAAAGCGACCGTCTAAACCCCACGATAACCGTGAGTAGCGACGGATCTGGTTAGCAAACCAGATAGCTCTTTCAGGTGAATCTATATCCTTACGGATATAAATGGGCGTGACGTCGACACCGTTAAAGTAGTGTTTACCACAACTTTCACGGAACGCACCAGAGACAAAAGTCTTTTTCTCATTGCAAGAGAAACCGCAATGGTTTAGGACCCAGATCAAAGAATGCGCTACTGCAGAGGGGCAAATTATGTCGTCCCCATAAACAGCAAATCGACGATCTATCGAGTTGAAGGAAGACATGACGGCCGACGTGAGGCCCCAGAAAATCAGGGACTCCAGTTCGAACGTACACGCATTCCCCATACTCGAAACCTTCTGATACTCGACACGAGTACCATCAGGTAAAATGCCGACCGGGCTTCTAGCCTGCTTAATGGCTATGACCCAGTCGGGCGGAAGGAGCTCTTCAACTAACACTAAGGACACAGTGTCAGAAGCAGATGACAAATCGATAGTCGCAAGACTATCGGTTTCAGAGCCAATCTTTGCTAAAGATTGGTTTAAACTCTGATCGTCAAGATCAACTCCACACCGCTTTAGACGAGACCGAATCAGACCACCGATACCTTTCTGAACATAACTGTTCATAGTAGGCTCGACGGCAATGATCCTGTCAGTCTTCGCATTTTTAGGCACAGTGATAACACGGTTCCCTTCGGTTATCTCCATCAGTAAGGATATCCTTGCGGACATCTCCATCGATAGAACTTCCTCAGGGGACTTGCCAGTCAAAGACACGCAGTGGGAAAACCACTGCGGTATTCGCGAAATACACGAATACGCAAGTACCGCGTTTGACCTCGTCGTGCAAGGCTTAGCCTTGTATTTGAAGTACGCATCGCCATGTCGGCTTTTCAGACTGGTTGTAGCTCCAGGCCCAAAACCGAAGTAGCGCTCCGCATGATCCCAAGAAAAAGGACCAAGGAGACGGCGTATCTTTTCCCGAGCTACCGAAAGGATAGACTCAGGCGTATAGGGGCTTAAAACCCCATTTACGTACGAACGTCTCTCAACCAATGATCTATTGGTGACGGCGCACATTTGCTCGCACTCGATGAACTTATTAAATGCTACGGACGCACGATCGATGCCAATATCCCAAGAAGGGAACTTAGACATCATCTCGCATGCCAGATAGGCATCAGCAAACTCACCGGCATCAGTAAAGGTCGACGGATCGACTCTAGCCGATACAACTGAAAGGTAATCTCGATTTAAGAGATCCGTCTTCAGCTTAGTAGGAACTTCACCTTTTAAGGCCGATAAGACCTCTAAGGCGAGTGCAGAAGCGACATCTTCGAAACGACGGCTCATCGGGTGGTTTCTTATTTTCACCCGATCTCGCTTTTTGACTATCATAGGATTTTCCTTTTTGTGAAGTCGAAGAGAATGAGGTCTTACGCATCATCAGACCACCACCATCCAACAGGATCGAAGGATGGTTCCATCGCAGCGAGCTGGAATTCGTCAATAAAATGACATTCCATCGCGTTGAGACAGTAGTTTGATGCAAGCATGAGCTTAACCTCATCCGGCAACGATGAACCAAAGTAACCGAGATAAACAGTTTGAAGAAAATCAAACTTTTCGTCAAGGCAAACCCGAGGAGATTCGCTATGTTTAATCGACCACATCAAAGATGCGATCGACGCGACAGCGCGATTCCTATTGTTCACAGATGCCGGGGACATTGTTGCTTTCGTATTCATGAGATATTCTCCTTTGTGGATACGTTTGCGTAATTGCAAACGAACTAAGTTTACAATTAGTCAGTAAGCAGGGTCGAGGTTTTCGACACTGCCACTGACAAGCGCATTTGCAACAAGATCCTTCGCACGGAGATACAAATCCGTGCGCTCAGCGAGAGTGCTCGTACTCGCGACCCAGAAGGAAAGCTTTACGGAATTTGTCCGCAAAAGCGACCCTTCACAAGCGCAAGCCGAGTCAGCCGTAGCCAGGACCGGAACATCGATCTGAAAATCGATCTTGGTCTGCGTACCCGTTGTCGGATCCTTATAGATCTGCGACAATTTCGAGAAGCCGGCAACAATGCCGCCGACTCGGGAAAGCCACAGAGCCACGCCGGATTTAACCCCGGCTGGGGAATAGACAACGGTATTTAAGGTTACAGCGGCTTGATCAGCCATATTAGTTCCCATTTTGGGTAATTAAAAGAAGCGGCCTAGAGCTAAAGCAATAGCATTAGCAATATGCTGCCCACTCAACGGGTTCTTAAAACTCGGAATCCGCGGCGAGGGTGAGCTGAAAATAGCAGCACGCTGGAAATTATACGCATATGCGTCATAACTTCCTTGGTCCAGAAATCCGATAATCGGATAAACAGGAGTAGTCGTAACTGCTGAAACAGTAGGCGAACGATACTTCGAGAACCGTGTTATCGATCCAGCCTTGAACGACCAACCTAGGTCAGCGTCAAGATTGGATAGATAGTTACCGACGGGAATAAACCAGTCGATAACAAAAGACCACGGGACTCTATCCCAGAGTGCATGCAGTGGGTTAGTTATACCCAAATTAGCCAACGATGACCATATCCCATTATCCATATAATAGTCCAAACGGACAAGGGAATGGTGTTCAAGAGAAACCTGGGTATTGTAACCCCAGTCGCCACGGAAGGAGATCGGAGCAAAGTAAGGAACAGAGTTCCTTTCAGTAGCCCGACCAAACACTGTTGCTCTATAAGCGTCAGAATCTTTTTCTCTGGCGTTCAGTGCAGCAACAGCACCATGGACATCTTGCATCAAAGGAGCAGCACCATATTGGTACTCAAGAAATCTATTATTCGCATCCTTGTACTGCTGGATACGCTTTTTAGACATTTTCCCAGCAGAGGTCGCAGAAGCGATCTTGCTGAGATTTCCTTGAGAGCTAGCGCTTCGCCAGCCATTTCCCCGCTTCAGAAAATCGGGTAGATGGCCGGTAAAGACATCTGTAAGATTAGCAACAATCTTAGCAGTAGAAACAGCAAGTTCAGCCGTCTCTTTACGTTCTAAAAACGCAGTTGACAGATTTACTTGCTGATTCTTTAGCTGAGCGAGAGCCTTATTCACCGCCGACGTTTCCAGATACTCAGGAAAAGCAGGCAGCACGTACGGTCTCACACTCCAGCCCCAACCGTCGCCCATAATTGTGAGCGAAGAAGGATCACTACCTAAATAACAGGTAGCCGGTTGGACTGACCACTGAGAACCATTATGATAGTAGGACGTGGGATCTTGCCAGCCAGAGGCTGTCAATCTCCCATGAACAGAAGGAGGACGATTTTCAACTCGCCACCCAACTGTATCCGTACTCCGACCCGTAATAAAAATCGAGCCGGAATTCATATCATAGCTACCGATCCACGAATCAGAAATCTGTGGATCATTGAGATGAATAGCAGGAGTGACGTGATTTCCAGTACTCCGAGATTTCTCGCGAGAATACAGAAACTCACGATCAACCCTGTTTTTTCCTCTAGCCATGATAAACCCTCATAATGTACCGTTACGGCAGAACCCCGAA